GTTCATCAGCGGGGATCACGGTGGACCCGACCGTCACCATGGCTTCGCCATCAGTGTTGCGCTGCCGGTTCGCACCCTGCTTCGTGTAACTGATGCTGACGGCCTCCTGGTGGATCTCCAGGACGTTGCGAGCCGCGAACCGTACGCGCGCCTCGGCCTCGGGCGCGTCCGCACCCTCCAAGCGCTGCCGGTTGTTCGCGGCGTCGCGCAAGTCGTAACCCTGCCACTCGAACATGGTCGACCCGACGGAGGTTCCGCCGGTCAGGCCACCAATCGATGACAACAGGGGCGTGTCTTCTGGGCTGGCGTTGAAAAGCTCGCCGACGTAATTCGGCAAGTTGTATGTGGTTCCCATACCGGTGATTCCGGGCATGGTCATTCCTTCCTATGCTTTGGTGCTCTGCGAGAGCAGTTGCGCCTTCAGCTGGCCGGACAGGGCGTAGTTGCCGTCCTTCTCGGCTGCGGCGATCAGCTCCGGGAGCGATGCTGTGCCCGGGTGTACGGGCTGAGATCCGATGGCGGGCACGGCGTCGCGCTCCTGCCCCTGTTTGGTGAGCGCGGCGACCTTCGCGGCCTTCGCCTCGATGGCATCCCCATCAGCACCGTCGATCAGGTCGAGGTACTCATCAGTGATGCCGTGCTTAAGAGCGGCACGTAGCCGCAGGTTTTCCAGCCGTTCCGCTGCCGCCTTCTCGGTGGCCTGTCGCAGGTCATCGGCGGCGCGCTGCTGCTCGGTCATTTTCGCCCGCTCGGCCTCGCGTTTCAGTTCGGCGAGCTGCTTCTCAGCGTCCTTGCGGGCTTTGCGTTCGGCTGCGAGTGCGCGCTTCCCAGCGTCACCCAACGCGGATTCATCCGGCAGGGTCTCGGTGCCGTCGGGCTGCTCGGTGGTCTCCGGCTGCTCCGTGGTGTCCTCCGCGCCCTCGGGCGCAGTGGTTTCCGTGTCCGTTACGCCCTCGGTCGCCGACGGCAATGGCACGTTCATAGTGGTGTCCTATCTGTCCCATCGCGGGACATCAGTGGTCATGGACAGCGTCAGAAACGCGATCCGGGAACAACCGCCGCAACTCGGCGACGATGGATTTAGGGCTCTCACTGCCGGAAGTTCGACGCGCGGCCTGGTACATGTCATAGAGCCGGTCAGGGTCGTAGCCCTCGATGTGTGCACGGTCGCGGTCGAAGCTCATGATCACGGCGCAGTCGCAGTCGTCGTGGTAGTCGTTTCCGCCAGCACCCGCCATCTGCTTCGTGTGGTAGACGAAGCCACGGGAGGCGAGCATGAGGCACCACGCGCACGTCACGGTTCCACTCGGGACACGCGCGGCGCGGGGCCGGGCCGGGTCAACGAACGCGTTACGCGCCACGGTCTCGCGGCTGGAGTAGCTGATGTGGCGCTGTATCGCGCCGTTCAGGCGGTCGAGGGTGTGCAGCGGGTCATCGCCCCACAGTTCGCCAGCAGCCCACCGCACCGAACCGCGAACAGCGTCCACGTCGGGGAGGTCACCGGGTTGCGCGTAGAATTCCCCGCCCACCTGCGCCCGTCGAACCTGTTCGTACCATTCGGCCGCCGCGGTGGCCGCGACGTCGCCGAACTGATCGACCAGGACCGGGACGACCTCCAGGAGGGCATCACGCACCCGCTCGGGTGTGGACACGTCGAAGCCGGAGAACCAGCCGGCCAACTCCTGTTGAGCCAGTTGCACAATGCGAGACGTGGCGGTGCGGAGCGCCGACACTTGGCCGGCGGTGGTCACTGGTCCTCATCCTCAGGCGCCGCATCCGGGGACGGCACCGCCTCGGCGGGCACCTCGGGCCGGGTGAGCCGGTCAAGGACGCTCGCCGCGTTGCTGCGCCGTTTCTCCGCCATCGCTTGGCGGATCATCGGCTGAGGGATACCCAACAGGCGCATACCCACCTCGGTACCCTGGAGTTCAGCCGCCGTCACTTGCTTCATACCCGCATCGGCGAGTGCTCCAGTGCTGGCGCGGTCGGGGCGGCGCCACAGCAGTTGCATCTTGGCGGCTTCTTCGGGCCGCTCGGTGGTGTTGTCGCGGATCATGACGGCGTTTTCGCACATCCGCCGGATGACATGGCCGTACACCTTGTGTTGCTGTTCGACGAGGAAAACCACGTCTTCTCTCGCCACGTTCTTGGCGTCCGCGCTCTCTGGGTTTGCTTGCGCGACACCGAGACTCCCTAGCGGTACTCCAGTGTGGCCGGAGAACTCGGAGGCAAGCTGCCGCATGGTGGCAATGTGGGGTTCCGGGGACTCGGCGCGGATCTGATGAAGTTCGGGCACCTCGCCCTCTTCGTCCCTGCCGAGCGCGTTGAACCGCCCCATGTACCAGTCCCAGAGCGGGACCTGTTTGCCGGCCTCATCCTCGAAGCTGGTTCGATCCGCCCCCAGAAGCATCAACTTCATTGCGGAGAACAGTTCGGAATGGACGTCGAGGCGTGCACCGGTTCGCACCGCGCGGTCCGTAATGCTCATAACGCGGCGATCGATTCGGGCACGGCCAAACGGCCGGTCTAGGTCGGGCTCGGTCGGCATCACGTCCAATGTGACTCGGCCGATCCGGTTACGGATCTTCCCCGCCCACGGCGACACGAACCACGTCCCGGATGCCTCCTGCCGCCAGATATCCCAGTACCACTCTGGAGTGATCAGGGTGACGTGCTGGGGACGACCCAGCTTGTCCTTCTCGTGGACCAAAAGGCCGGCTTTCAACGCGCGGCGTCGACGGTCCCACAACCCGGTGGCGTGCAGGGCACTGTGGAATTGCATCATCACCGGCGGCTCGCCCGACTGGGTGTCTCCCGGCGTCACGGAGGCGAACCCACACGAGTACGCCATGGATGACCTGATGGCCTGCGGTAGTTCGACGTCAAACTGATTATCGAGAAGGATCGACCCGAGTTCCATCGGGTCCTCCTGGCCGTCCTCACCGAGGATGCCGTCAAGGATCGTCCGGTTCGCTGGTTCCGACACGGCCTTGATTGGCCAGCCCATCACCACGTCGAGCTGCTCGCGCAACGCAGGCGGGATCGACACTTGCAGGTCTTTGAGCTTGTTGCGGCCGTCCAAATAGACTAGACGCTCGATGTTGCGCGGCACTTTCCGTTGCCACTGCATCCACGTCTCGTCGAGTAGCTGTTGATCCGAGTGCGGGAGGCCAGCCACTGCGGGCGCACGGCTCCATATGCCGATGGTCATCTCATCACCACCCCTCGCGCTCGCTCACCTGGTCTACGTTTAGTTGTCTTCGCGCCCCAATGGGCCAACGTCGCGGCATCAAGCGTCACCACGGTTTCCCCCTCCGGGGCCTCCCAGCCGAACCCACCCGCCGTGCCGATTTTGCGGCGCACCGCGGCCAACACTTGAGCGGTGAACGCCTCAATGCCCGGCTGTGACACGGTTCCGGTGATCACGGCCTGATCGAGCATGGAATGTGCAGATAGGACCTGATCCAACGTCGGCGTGATGATCAAGTGCTTGTTACGGACACCCCGCGCTCTCAACGCTTCGATGAGGTACCCGACGCCCGCTTTACCGTCGATGACAATCTGAGCCGCCATCGGCGCCCGGTCGACCAGTTCATCCACCAGCCACTCGATGCCCTCGCCGAGGTTGGCTTGCCGGATCGGTTCGAGGTGGATCGGTCCATCGGCCGGCCGGTGAGCCGCCACCAGGGCGACGCCGGAGCCATCCGCCGAGAACTTCACGCCGTACGCGGTTCGGCCCTCGCGTGAGAGTGGAGCCTCAAGGGCGTTCCACGCCGCGGCTTTGATCGCGCGCGGTATGCCAACTTCTTCGTCCCAGATTCCGAGGGCTTCGCGCCGGAAACTGTCGTCCGATCCGAGTAGCTTCCGCATCCGCTGAATCGCGGCCTCGGTAGTGCGGTGAGGATAGGACGGGTTCGCGCGTGCGAGCTGCTTCCGGTCATCGGATGCCGCGTCGGCGTCAGCGGAGAATTCGACATACACCGTGTCGTTGTCGCCTTCGAGGGCGCGTTGCCTCGCACCGCCGAACACGTCGCTTGGGTCCTTCGGCCGCGGTGGCGTTCCCATAAGGAACACAAGCCCGTTCGGAGCCGCGTTCGTCGCCGGAACCATGTCGGACATGGCGTCCTCACTGAGGATCTGCGCCTCATCCAACACGAGAATGTCGACCATCGCGAACCCTCGACCGAACCCGGATTCTCTGGCGCCGAACATGATCCGCGACCCGTTGGTGAAGGTAACTTCTTGTTCGCCGTTGGCCGCGCGCACGTTCTCGACATACGGCGCGATCGACTGACGCCGCGACATCGCTTGCATCTTCTTAAACGTCTCGTTGTGCGTGCGCGTTCTGTGCGCCGTCCAAATCACGGTGAGGCCAGGAAACAACGTGCACAGCGCGAACACCAACGCCGCAATCAAGTACGTTTTGCCGACCTGGCGCGGGATCGAGAGGACCACGCCACCGATTCCCGCCGCGTACAAGCCATCGTCGCGTTTCGACAGTGCCAGGCGCGCAACGCCCTGCTGCCACCCATCGAGCGGCATCCCCAGTTGGATAGACCGTCGGTGGACGGGAGCGAACCCCGTCGAGACGATCCCCGACGGGACCATGACATGGCGTGCAAGTTCAGATAGCTTCCGCTGACCATTCTTCGTCGGAGGTGTCCGCGTCATGCGTCGCCTCCTCGTCGGCCTGTCGCTGCAACGCCTCGATCTCCTTCGAAATCTCGATCTGCCGTCGACTCAGCGCGGCGATGTCCCGAGGGGGAGTGTCGTCCCGGTCGAGGACGCGCGCGATACGTCGGCGCATCATGATCAGCTCATCGAGACGGCTACCGGACTCGGCGGCCTCAAGGATCGTGGTCGGTGCCTTCTTCGGTGCCCGCTCGCCGGGCCGTACTGCTCGAAGTTTGCGTTTGGCCATCGCGGCCTCCTGCGGGTCAGGGCACCACGAGCGGTGCCAGAGTCACGGGCGCCGTCCCGTGTCGATTACCGGTGACGGCGATGTAGCGGCTGGTCGAATACACCTCGATGCTGCGGCCGTCGCGGATACGTCGGCCCGGCTGCTCGGGGAGCAACCCGAAGATGTGAAGGCCCCTGCCGGACCGTGAGACCTCGACAAAGGTGTCGGGATTCGACACGAGGATGTCTCGCGCCCACGGAACCGGCTCACCGTCGATCAAGCAGTCGTCGAGGTCAATACAACCGATCCCGTCGCCCAGAACGAAGCCGAGACCGACGCCAGCCGTTGAGCGCCGCGCCTTGGTGTAGGTCGACCAGGTAGCCGGGTCGGTAGAGCTGGCGGCATCACCGGTGACGGTGAGCGGCACTTTGGTGGGGGAGCACCGGACCCAGCGGGGCCGGGAAGTCATTTCAGCGGGCAACTTCGTGCGAGCGCGGTGGGCGGCAACCCGGCAACGAGTCGAGCAATAGGTGCGGATACGACCGCGTCCCGCGAGGGGGATCGACTCACCGCATCTACACGTTCTCATACGTCCAGTATACACCAACGAATGTAACGATAAACGCCTGCGACCTGGTAATTTGTCGCCATCGGTAGAACGTGAGACGTAGAGGGTCAGTCGGTGGTGGACAACGGCCGGAACAGTCCACAGCAGCCAGTACAACCGGCTTCACGGCGTGTGGAGAAAAACGAGCGGGGAGAGATTTCGCT